GGCGGTGCGGTTGCTGAAGGTTCAGCACCATCCGATTCTAGTTTTGATCTTACGGCTGAAGATGCAGTAGTACAGAAAATGACGGCGGTTATGACTATCTCTCAAGAGATGCTTGATGATACTCCTGCACTTTCTAGCTACTTGTCTCAGAGAATTCCTAACAAGTTAAATGCAACTATTGATGACCAACTTATTGGTGGTTCAGGTTCTACTCCTAATTTATTAGGATTATTAAATGGTGGAACTGACTGGGCTGCTGGAGGTTTTGCAAATGCTATTGAGTCAGCACAAGAACTTGACGTTCTATATGTTGCTATGAATCAATTAGCGTTAGCGAATTTCTCTGCTAATGGTATTGTGTTAAACCCAACTGATTTCCATAAGATAGCGTTATTAAAAGATACTACTAATGAATACCTTATAGGTAATTCACTTGTATCTGCTGACGGTTTCTTCAGAATAAATGGTGTTCCAGTTTACATGAACAACAAGATTTCTGCTGGAAGTTTCATTGTTGGAGATTTCTCACAAGGTTCTCAAGTATGGCAAAGAGAGGGTGTTAGAGTAGACTTCGGTTACGAGGACTCAGATAACTTCTCTAAGTATTTAGTTTCAGTTAGAGGAATAGCTAGAATTGCACATTCTGTCTATTTACCAAACGCTTATAGTGTTGGTACATTCTCTGCGGCTAAAACTGCTTTAGAGACTGCATAATTAGTAATACTAATTGAATAAGAAAGGGCAACTAAATTAGTTGCTCTTTTTTTTTATCTTTGTTTAAATCAAAAATTAATATTATGAAAATTAAATGTAAAATAGATATAACAAGAGAAGGTGTAGACTATAAGAAAGGTGATACTATAGACATACCTGAAATAAATGTTTCTAAATGGGTTGCTAAAGGATGGGGTGATGCTATCGTAAAGAAAGAAGAAAAAGCAACTAAAGAAACAAAAGAATTAAAAGTTAAAAAACAAAGCAAATAATGATTAGTGTACAAATAGATTCTACTACTGGAAGTGAAATTGTTTCTACCTCTGAATTAAAATCTTATGCTAGAATAGAAACGTCTGATGATGATACTATTATTGCAGAGATGATTAAGGCGGCTAGAGAGAAATGTGAAGCAATAATTAACAGAGATATTGTTGCTAAAACAAGAACGTTATTTGTTAGTAATGTTGACCCTTCAGGAGAATATGGTAATTTATATAAACGTAGAGTTAAACTTGTACTTCCTTATGCACCTATAAATGCAATCACTAGCGTTCAAACACAAGACTCTAGTGGTACTTTGTCTGCTATAGATTATGATGATTATGGCTTTGAAGATAAATATATTGAAGTAACTTCTGCACATACTAAAAACATTAAAATAGTTTACACGACTTCAGGCATGACTTTTGATGATTTAAAGTTAGCTATCAAACAACTCGCTACGACTTACTATGATAATAGAGCAGATTATGTTAAAGCAGAATCAGTAAATAAATTACCGAGCAGTATTGAAAACATTCTATCACCATATATATTTTATAATGAGTTATGATAAAAGCAGGAGATTTAAGGTACAGAGTAACGGTAAAAAGAAATACTAACTCAGCTGATGGGTATGGTGGCTTCACATCATCTCAATCTACAGTAGGAACTTTTTGGGCAGACAGAACATATTTAGATGGCAATATGATTTTCCGAGATGGAAAAAGAATATTGCAGACTGGAATAGAATTAATTTTAAGAAAGAATACTGCAACAACAAACATTCAAAGAGGTGATGTGTTATTTTTAACTAACGATACTAATCAATATAGAATCAATTCTATGTTTGAACAAGATTTATATACCTATAAAATATTAGCAGATAAACAACAATAAGATGGCAAAGAAATCAGGCATAGAAATAAGGCAAAGAGATAAAATGCGATTCAATAAAAAAATGAGAAAGCTATCTAAATTTGTTAAGATAGGTGGAGGCTTTGATAAAGAATTATCTATTTATGCAACTGATATTATGTTACGTTCTTCTTTAAAAGTTCCAGTTATTACTGGTAACTTAAAACAATCTGTATATGTAGAAAAGAAACCTTTTAATTATGAGGTTGGCTATAAAATAAATTACGCTCCATTTGTAGAATATGGTAAGGCAGGTAGAGGTAAGTTTACAGGCATGAAACCTTTTTTCAGACCATCAATAATGGAAGCTACTTTTGCATTTATTAAAAGACTAAGAAAACAAATAAATAAAGACACAAGAACATGAAAGATGCAAGTCACTTTATAAGAAAAGAAGTATATGATGCTCTAAACGGAAACATTACTTTAAATAGTGCTAATGTCCCTATCTATAACGTAGTACCTTCTAGTGCCTCTAATCCATATATTTTAATAACTTCTATCGCAAATATTATAGGCGATAATATAAAAGATACTTATTTAAATGTCATATCTACACAAGTAGAAGTAGTAACTGCCTTTGACACAAATACTGGTGGACAATTAGATGCCAATTTAGCGATGAATCAAATTACACAATTATTAGTTTCACGTAATACTTTTTTTGATTTAAGTTCAGATAGTTTTAAATGTATCTCAGCACAAAACGATGGTATCACTTACCTTACTGAAGATACTGATACTGAAACGATATATAGAGGAATTTTAACATTTACAAATCAGGTAGAACAATTATGAGGTTAGAATTATACCGATATAGTTCTGAAAAAGATAGTACATTAGGTTTATTATTTATAGTAAATGATGAGACAAACACAAAAGATTTTCTTTGCTTTACTCTTGAAGATGAAAAAAGGGAGGACAAAGTTTATGGAGAAACTCGCATACCTGAAGGCACTTATCAAATTGAATACAGAAAAGAAGGAGGTTACCACAATAAATACGCAAAGCGTTTTCCAAACATTCACAGAGGTATGTTACTCCTTAGGGACGTTCCTAATTTTACTCACATTCTTATCCATTGCGGTAACACTACTGAGCATACACACGGTTGTTTACTTATTGGAGATGTTATATCGCAAAATACTACGAAAGAGCCGTTTCTAGGTCAGTCAACAAATTGCTATAAAAGAGTTTACCCAATTTTATCTGATATATTAGATTCTCAAAAACATCTATCAATTAAAATTATTAATTTTGAAGAAATCTAAAATCAATAAAATATGGATGATATAACAAATAAAAAGGTTGCACTTGATGTTGATGGTGATGGAAAAAGTGATATTAAAATTGATATTAAATTTTTAGGCTTACTTGTTGGTGGTATTATTTCTTTAACAATGACTTACTCACAATTAACTGCTGAAATAGAAGTGGCTAAGTCATTACCTGAATACGAAATAAATCAAGATGATACAAGGGTAATAAATCAGAAGATGGATTATATTATTAGAGAATTAGAAAGATTTGAAAAGCAAACTGAAAAAAGATTAGAAAATTTAGAAGAAAAAGTATATAAAAGATGAAATTATTAAGTGATGTAAGTTTATCTGAAAATGATGTTAATAATCAGTTAAAAGTAAATCAAACAATTTCTAAGATTAATACTTTAATGGATGTTGCTGACGGATTAAAAGAATGGGAGGGTGTACAAAGAATAGAAATTTTTTTAAGAATAGAAACAAAATTAATTGATTTAATAGATGAATTGTAATAGATGTGATTATGGAGAATGTGGATTATGCCCTTTTGGGATTTAGTCTTTGTAGTGCATTGCTTACTGGTGCTTTTATTATCTACGTATGGACTAACGAAGAAGAAGAAAAATGAATAAGATATTAACTAAAATATTTGGAGATGCTGGTGTAGGTATCGTTGATAAACTTGCAGGCGTAGCAGATAGGTTTATAAGAACTAAAGACGAGAAAGCAAAATTCCAAAAAGAGATGGAACAGATTTGGATACAAGCTGAATCTGATATGCAAAAAAATGTTACTGAAAGATGGAAGTATGATATGTTAAATGGTAATGTTCTTACTAAATCCGTTAGACCTATCGTATTACTTTTTTTAATTGTTTCAACTGTACTTTTAGTTTTTGTAGATTCAGGGAGTATAAAGTTTGAGGTATCTAGTGAATGGATAGAACTTTTAAAGGTACTTCTAATGGTAACGGTTTCAGCTTATTTTGGTGGTCGTAGTTACGAGAAAGTAAAAAATAATGGCTAAAAGATATATCACTCCTGCATATATAAAAAAACAAAAGAAAAAAAGAAGAGGAGTACATAGTAAAAATAATAATTCTAATAGTAAGACATCTAGAAACTATGTTAAAAAATACAGAGGACAAGGTAGATAAGGTTTGTGATAAATGTAATAAACGATTATCTCTTGACAAGTTCTATAAAAACCAACATAACAACCCTGAGAAACAATGCAAAAAATGTAGAAATATACGAAGAGAAGAGAGACATAGATATTGGAAACAACAATTTATTTATAAGTTAAGCGAACACATTACTATAGAATGTGTGCGTTGTGGTTATGATAAAAACTTTAGTGCTTTAGATTTTCACCACATTAAAAAAAAGCGTTATAAAGTTGCTAGAGTATTGAGAAACTTATCTGAAAAAAGTTTCTCTGATGGCAAGGTTAATGATATATTGTATGAGATTATGGTAAATTGTGAGATACTATGTGCTAACTGTCATCGTGTACATCATAACAAACATATAATGAAAATGAAAAAATAGTATATTTGTAAATAAAATATTCTTATGGGTACATCACTAACAGGAAAAAATATATCAGCGAGTTATTTAGGTTTACTAAAAACAACGGACAATGCAATCATCGGTTCTACTGCAAAAAGATTAACTGACGGTAACGGTACAGATTCACCGTTATATTTATCTACATCTAAATTAGGAATAGGTGTTACACCTACAGAAGCTTTAACAATATCTAGTGGTAACATACAATTATCTAATGATAACAAAATACAATTTGGAACAAGTGATGTTTATATAAGTGGTACTACTTCAACTGATAATATACAACTTGGTATACAAGGTGCAACAAAATTAACTTTACACCAAACGACTGGATTGACACTTGCTCAATATGGTGGTGGTACTATTACTGGTACTGTAACACAAAGACTTGGTGTGACATCAGCAG